TGTTCTAAAATTGATTTTTCGCTCATTTGGAAAGTTTTGTTTTTATTACCTAATAAATAGTATCAAAAATGGAAAAATTCACCATTTAGATATTATAATCGGTATTTTATTAATTATTTGGATAAAAAAGTATCTAATTTACCCATTAGTTTTTTCATTCTGTTATCAATCATTGGTTTTTCTACCTCTACTGATTCTTGATAGTTATCTCTTTCAGATGGATCGCTGAAGATGTATGCACCCGGCGTAGATGGGGAAGAAACTAAATCAAAGCACACTAACTCAAAGTCTTCTTGCACAACGTTTTCACCCTTAATCTGTTTTAATGAACCAACGCCGCGAGAAGAGATGCCAAGTGTAGCTCCGTTCATAATTAACATTGCCGCTTGATCACCTTTCGTCGATACAATACCCATTTTCTTCCAACCTGGAGATGTAAATAATTTAATTTTGCCCATTAACATTCTTCCATCCCACCATGTTTCTAAAATTGAATGGGAAACTCTGTCTAAGTCTATTAAGGAAGATGATGGATGATTTAATTCGTTAAGGGCGCCGCCTTTTCTGATTACACTTTGATACTTTTCGTTTTCTCTTTTAAGTATTGCTTCCGGATAGGTTCTGCCGTTTTTGTTTGGTGTATCGTATTTTTGTAAAACAGCAAAAAGGATAAGGTCTTTAGAAAAGTCCATATCCTTCATTTCTGCTATAATTTGCTTATTGTCGTCTGGAGATACGTGTCCTGCGTCGTATTCGATTAAAATTCCACGTCCAGTTTCTTTTGGTCCTAATACCTTCATTTATAGTTTTTATTACTATAAATACATCAATATATTAGTTATTTCTTCGTTTTGTAAAAATTGAATAACATTTTGTCAGATAAGCCAACATCTACAATATTTTCACCCAAGTCTTTTATAAACGTTTTTAATTCTTTTGATTTTACATCAAATTGTTTTTCAACATATAATGTAACCTCCAAATTCATAAAAGAACGTTTTTCAAGTTTAATACCTTTCGTTCTTATATCTAAATCAACAATAGATTGTTGCTTAAAATATGGATTTTTTAAATTGTAGATGATTTCTTTAATCCTTCTTCTCGACTTATGTATTGTCGAATTAAAATCTTCAGTTTCGTTTTCGGGTTGTACCCAAGTGTTTATTTTTAAATAAATGGTTTTTAAATTTTTAAAATCTACGGTACCATAACCCATTTTTACTTCATTGTATGTTCCTAACGGAATATACTTACCAATTTTCATTAATTTTTCATATTATTTTTATTTTATGGTGCTTTATAAAAAATAAAGAAAAAAATCTAGATTTCCAAAAATATTTTGGTATATTTGTAATATATTTATTTATATATGATTATAATTGATTTATCGAAAGAAAAAACTATTGAAAGTGCTTTAAGAACTTATAAAAGTAAAATTCAAAAAACAAAGCAAATTCAAAAATTAAGAGCAAGACAAGAATTTGTTAAACCCTCAGTAAAAAAACGTGCACAGAAATTAAAAGCTGTATATGTACAACAAAAAAGAAATGGACTTAGTTAAGTCCATTTTTTAATTCAATTAATCTGTAATAGTTATACCTTGTTGGGAACATTCCCGTAACTTCTTCTTTGACTTTATTTAATTTAGTTAGTAAATCCGAATCTTTAGATTCGTTAATTAAACTTGTAACTTGTGTTGTAATAGATTCTTTTAATTCTGTTGTTTTACCAATTAATTCATCATAAGGTAATGAAAGAATATTTTTTAATTCATCTTTTTCAGATTCAGATAATGTGTTAGAGTATAATACGTTAAAATTGTTTGCTAAAACAGCATTTAATAAAGTTTCATTAGGTACTAATGTAGCGTCTTTTGATTCTGTAATTTCTTTTTTAGTTGTTAAATGTTCTACTAATTTTTTCTTTGCCTTTACCTTTTTTTCTATGTTTGATAGGCTATCGTTTTCAATTAAAATATCTAATGAATTATAAATTTCATTTTCACTAATAGCTTCTACATTTATTAATTTATCTAATGATGTACAAAAGTTAGATATTTCATCCATTTGTTGTTTTAAAATACCCGCAACTCCCTCAACATACAATTGAGCCGTTTCTTTGTCATCGATATATTTGTTTTCAATTTCTTCATAAAACAAATACATTTCTTTAAAGTTTTTGTTTTCTTTAATTGTTGTTAAAACATTTTTAATCTCAGCTTTATTTTCATTAGCATAAGATTCAGTTAATTTATTTAATAATTTACTTTTTATTACTCCAAATTTTTTCATTTTCTTAATCGTTTAAAATATCTTTTAATTTTACTTCCATTTCATAAATACTATCTTGTGCACGTTTCATATCAACTACGTTTCCAAAATCTATTGGATCTTCATCAAGTATTTCTGATAAGTTTCTTTTTTTCTTTTTTGATTCACTTAATGGTGCTTCACCACCACCTGTTTCACCACCCGCTGCCGGTGCAGGAGCCGCACTCATTGTATCCATAGCTCCTCCACCTCCACCTGCGTCACCGCCCGCTGCGAGTGCCCCTGAAGCCTCTAATTTTTCTCTTTCTTCCTCAGGTATACCATATTTAGAATCCACTTCATCGAACACACCTGAACGTTTAATGATACTTGCTGTAGCTGTTAACTCAGCACCAATACCTCTCTCTAAACGTTGTTGTTGTAAATCTAACAATACCTCACTATCACTAAATCCAAGAATGTTTTTCTTAGCCCATGTATGTGACACAGGTAGAATACCAATTTGTGATTGATCTGAAGTGGCGTCTTTATACAATGTGATTTTTTCTTTCCACATTTCAATCTTTAATAAGTCAGATTGCGAAGATGGGTTAGTTAACGATAAACTAAAATTATTTAATTCGTCTTCCATACCTAAAAGGTATAAATGAATTAAAGCAACTTTATTTAACTCTTGTATTAACGACTTTTGTATTTTATTAATTGTTCTAGCAAAACGAATATCCATTAATGCAAGATTCTTTCCGTCACCAACAACCTCTTCAAATCCTAAAAATGCTTTAGGAATACGAAGTGCTGCTAACATTTTCTTTTGAATATATTCAATATCAGCAATCTCACCTAAATTTTGTGCGCCCGGTAAAGTTTCAATTGGCATTGTTTGTGATGGATCACGAACAGGAACAAAATAATCCTGATCAACAGCCATTTGATTATAACGCATATCTACCTGTCCATTAGATGGATCAGATATTGGTTGTCTTTTAAATTTGTTTGCAACTTTTTGTACATATGGTTCAATGTCTTTATCATCCATATTACCGACGAATATCTTGAATACACGTCTTTCAGGTGCTCTTGATGTTCTATAAATTAACATAGCATCTTCAGCAAGTAAAAGTTGTTTCCAAATTCTTCTAATCTTATCCAACATAGAAGTACCATATGGTAACTTTCTATCGTCACCCAATAATCTAAAGTGTGCAACTTCCCACGCTTGGAATTCTAAATCTTTATTCTTCCATTGAAATCTTAATTCACGTGTTGGTATTTTAATATTATCTCTTTGATTGCTTGTTTTACTCGACGCACCTTCAATTCTTTCTATTTCAATATTAGGTAATTGTTGACAACCAATAATTCCCTTTTCAGGATCTAACTTTAAATAAACAAAATCATCACCATACTTACATAACCCACGAGCCCACATTTGTAGATTGGTGTTGATATCTAATTTTTGATGAAATAATTCGGTTAATATTTTTACAATCCTATCCGATTCAGAGTAGATTGTTAAAATCTCACCTTTTTCAGACATAGTAGTTGACTCTTCAGCGTATATGTCTAATGCTGCTGATATCTCTGGTGTAAATTCCATTGACTCATAATCATAATATGCTGCTAACCTTGTAGGTTCGTAGTATACTGATTGATTATAAAGTGACTGATCTAATTTAGCCCACTTGTCGGAAATAAACTGACTCTGTTGAGCCTGTAACATTGCCTTTTCATATTCTTCTCTACTGTCGGTTCTTAATAATTCGTCTTTACTAAAATTAAAAGACGGTGTATTAGTCTGTTTTACTTGCCCAGGGAAGCCAAACATTTTGGTTAGCT